TGCTTGGGTTTTTTGGTGATATTTGGAATGGGATAGTTGGCGTATTCAATAGCATAGTGTCGTTCGTGCAAGAATGGGGGCTTTCTATTTTAGCGGTAATCTTCGCACCGATATCTCTTGTCATTGGATTATTTTTCATGTTCAAGGATCAGATATTTGCCGTATTTCAGGCAGTTTGGAATTTTATCGTGGCAGTATTTACGCCAATAGTACAGTTCTTTGGCAGTGTGTTCAGTGGCGCATGGAATATTATCGTGAGCGTGTGGAATACAGCTATTGGCTGGTTCGGCGGCGTGTGGAATGGCATCGTCGGCGTGTTTGCTGGCGTGGCAGGCTGGTTTGGCGGTATTTTCCGCGGAGCATGGAACGCTATCACTGGCATATTTGGCGGGCTGGCGGGATTCTTCGGTGGAGTGTGGAATACTATCACTGGGATGTTCGGAAGGCTGGGCAGCTTCGTTGGTAATGCTATTGGCGGTGCGGTCAGGGGTGCAGTTAATGGTGCACTAAGCATGGTCGAGAAGATGGCAAACGGGTTCATTGGCATGATTAACGGTGCGATCGGGATCATCAACAAGATTCCAGGCGTACACATTGGCAATATTCAAAGCTTACATATTCCGCGAATGGCGACCGGTGGTATCGTTACTCCGCAGGGCGGCGGTTCGATTATTTATGCTGGTGACGGCGGGCAGAACGAATGGGTCGTTCCAGAAAGTAAAATGGCGAGCCTGGTGACGCAAATTAACAAGCGTAGTGACGGAGTTGGTGCACGAGATGTCAACATTACCGTAAATGTTACTACTAGAGACGAGAAATTCAACGAGGAGGATGCAGTGAATATCGCAAAGCAAATCAATCGAGCACTAAAAGCACAAGGATTGCGACTTGATCAACTAGGAGCACTCCGATGATACGATTAAACGGACAAGAAATACCAATTTATCCAAGCGGCTACGACGATTCGCCGGTGGTGGTAAAGACTGACAACCTTTCAATCAATGGCAGTATCGAAAGGCATAGCTTTCCATCCAAAAAGCGTGCCAAAATGACATTTACGGCAGTAACGCCAGTGCAGTTTCGATTCTTTGAGAGCATCTTTAATGACGCTGGCACGGTGAGGTTTTATAACGACCAGTCAAAGTATGGCGTGCTTCAGTTTGACGGGATTATGACAGACTGTGATGCTGACGAATATATTCGTGGCGGTAGTTTAATGACAAGCCTAACCGTAACAATTCGGGAGGTGTAAATGCAGGCGGTTTCGGCTAATTTCATCAGCAAGGTTGACGCACCGCACAAGCAGACTGACTTCGCGGTGATGCTGGGGTGGAGTAAGCAAATAAATCCGACTACGCGGTTCTTTAACCTGGATTCTTCAGCACTGGATGGTGGAGATTTTCTAAAAGGCTCAGGCGACGTAGTGACGTTTTTCGACAAATACGTGTACACAGATGAAAGTCGCTACGTTAAGAATTTCAAAATAAGTAAGAAGGTAAGCAATTATTCATGGGGTGTAGTTACAGCTCAGGCGACAATCACACTGAATAATACGACGGGACGGTTCCTGCCAGAAAAAGACCCTGTGATCGGCAAATTTATTAAGGCAGGACGGCCGATAAAGATATTAACTGGATATGATGGCGAAATGATCACGAATTTCGTTGGCTTTGTGGGTACGCCGACGGTTAATATCGTGGAACAGACGGTGGAGCTGACAGCGTTTGACGCAATTACCTATCTGGATACAAAATATTCTAATCTACCAGCATTCGTAGGTAAGTTTGCACACGAAATTGTGAGGGATTTGCTGATTGAGCAGGGGTTCAGTACCAACCAGTTTGAGATCGACCGGTCGCAACAGGTGGCGATTGGTTATTTATCGCCAAAAGACAAGAGCGTGACTGATTTATTGAAAGAATTAGCAGAGGCGGAAGCGGCGCTGGTCTTTGTTGACGAGCAGGGGATAATTCGGTTCTGGAATAGAACGCACCTGGCGAAGACTCAGCAAACAGCTCATACATTCAGTTATTCTAACCTGACCAACCTACAAATTAAGTCAACGCCAGTAATAAACTCGGCGCAGGTGGTAGCAAAGCCATTCAAAGTGCAGGCATTTCAAAAACTGTGGGAACTGGAGCAGGGCAGCGAGCAAACGAAAATAAGAGCTGGTAAGACTATCGACATTTTCGCTGAGTTTCAGGATAGTGTTGGGGACTTTTATGCTGTAAGTGTAGATAGACCAGTTCATGCAAGCAGTAACTCTGGTACGTCGATGTATTCTGGCGCGAAAAATTCTGACGGTGGAGGCGGCGCAATCAATGTACAGCTGGTGTCGGTGTACAACTTTGGCAGCACTTACAAAATGACCTTCCGCAATAACTCAAGCGTGGACGGATATATTAACCGTATCCAGTTATGGGGTGTACCGGCAAAGGTAACGCAAATAATTACCGAAAATGCTGTGAGCGAGCCAAGTATTGAGCAGTATGGCGTCAATCCTGACACGTCAACTGGTGTTGGTGCAGAGATTCTGAAGATTGAAAATAATCTGGTGCAGGATGTTGGCGGTGCAAGAGCGATTGCTAATAATATCGTAACTCTATACTCAAATCCAAATAGGCAATTCAAATTGGATAACTTTTTTGTGCCGTATTTGCAGATCGGCGATACGGTGGACTTGCAGATTGACGAGCTGGCTGATAGTTTCAGTTGCTTTATTACCAGCTACGAGCTGGCAGGCGGCGTGAACGCCAATTTTCGACAGAGCTTGGAGGTGGAGGAGCGTCCGAAAATTAGTGCGTTTGAGCTAGACAAGTCAACGCTGGATGGCGGAGATGTGCTAGCAAACTAAGTATGATATAATGTAAGTAGTATATACGACCAGCCAGAGCGGCGGTCGTATTTTTATTGGAGGAAATAATGAATAGCGAGACAGCCAAGCAAACGCAAGACCAAGCCGAATTGGAGAAAATGGCAGATTTTTATGCTCAGCATTACAGCCAGGTGTACTTTGTGAGATGTCTGAAAACTAATCTGGTGGTGGCGGTTGAGTGTTTTCCAGCAAAGACAATTCAAGGCTTTTCAGCAATTACCGCACCTAGGCGTGGAGGCAACCGTGATATTTATGACTATCAGGGGCTGTTTCTGACGACTCGTGAGAGGCTGGATAAAACGCCTGAAGGATTTCCGATGATTGGTTATGAAGCATTAACTGGCAACGACACACGGTTATCTAAATTTGAGAGAGGAACAATAAATCCAGTGCAGCCAGGCGAGGCTAGTCCAGTGGAGCTGGTGAATTCATTTGCTATGAGTCCATTTGAGCGAGCGCAGTTAGAGAGTGAAGTCGCACTAAAGCAAAGTGTCCATAAAGAGCAGGCAGATTATGAACTGAAGTATAGCGATAAAGGTATGATTATTGAGCGATTTGAGACATTTCAAATAGAAAGGGTGAGATAGTATGGCGTATGTTAACTTAAATTTTGTGCCGGGCGAAATTTTAACAGCGGCAAAAATGAATCTTTTGGCAACAAATGACGCTAGTTTTCATGATGGAACGGGGATAGGCGATGGTTCTATACAACCAGATAAATTAGCAGATAGCCTTAAAACCTATAAATCTGCTGAGATGGATACTGGCAAAAAATGGATCGATGGTCGTCCGATTTTTCGTAAAGTAGTACGTGGTACGGTCAATATGACTGGTGGGTACAATACCTCAAGCCTACCTCATGGTATCGCTGGCTTGACTGACGCTTGGGAACTGATTTCATGGTCTGGTAATGTGAGGCTATCTGGCGTGTTATCAAACAACCCCATAAAACAGGCATTGCCATATATTGAGGGCACGCACCAATCTGGTATTACCTCCATTGATAAAACGAGTATTACTATTTCTGGTAGTTATGCTTGGGGCAATTCGGAAGTTAGCGTTACTTTGGAGTATGTTAAATAATTAAGCTGCACCAATCGCAACCCAACTAAAGTAATAGGCGCCTCTTAGCATAGCACCGTCGAAACGTCGACATCTAGCCGTAAAGCCTGAATTAGTAACACCAACAGCTCCAAATGTTGCGCCAGCCCAAGACGAATTTGGTGTATCTGACCACGGATCACTAGCGTTTCCATAACCGTTATACGTGCAAATGATAGTTGGTATCATTCCGTTCTCAAATTCCTTTGGAAACGTGACTAATGTCGTAGCTTCTACGGTATCAGTTGGTACTCTTACTCTTGCTCGACCATACTGGATGATAGCAGGTGTAACTGGCAGAGTGGCATTGTCTTGTTTCGATTGAATAAAATCTTTCCAGCCAATATGTTGTGGTTGTATAGAACCATGAAAAATGCATTATGTTTACGGTAAAACCGTGGTATAATGTAGGTAAGTATATGCGTTTCAGGACGCATATTTTTATTTGGTTGCGGCCTGGGGTGAGAGAAAGGAGACCGACAAAGTATGGCAGCAGCAAATAATACTAACGAAGCGGAGCTATGGCAAAAATTAGGAAAGATGGACGCCGATATACAAAACATCAGGAATCAGATAGAGTCAATCAGCGCAAAGATTGACAGGCTGGATCTGACGGTGGTAGTAGAGCGGCTAGTGAAGCTGGAAAAGGACGTAGGAAATCATGAAGATAGGCTAGACAAACTAGAAGATAACCAGGCAAGGATAGTTTGGTTTATCATCGCCGCCGTGGCTGGAGCAATACTGAAAATGGTAATTATCGATAGGATAGCGAAATGAGTATGTTGGAGCAGTTATTTTTTATGGCGATATTTGCAGGTGCATTTAGCGGTGCAGTGGTTGGTTTGCTTTTCGCGGCAATTTTCAAGTTTGTTTATCGGTTCATTAAGAAAGTGTTAAAGGAGGAGTAGGAAATGGCATATCAAGAACTAACACAATTCAACTCGCCGAACTATACGCCCGAAAGCCAAGTAGCAGCGGTGTATGGCATGGCACGAGCCGTAGAAGGCGTAACGTACCATTGGTGGGGCAGTAATTCAGACTTTATGTCGATAGTGAATTATCTGTGCCGCGCTAATGGTAACACCTCAGCACATACTGTCGGCGAGGCCGGCAGAGTGGCGTGGATTGTAGATGCGGTAAACGCTGCTTGGCATGCCGGCAACGCTAGAGGCAATGCTACAACGGTCGGTTATGAATGTAATACACGCCTTAGCGATGGTGATTATGAGACGATGGGTGAGTTTCACTACGACATGGAGAAAGCCTACGGCCGCCGCCTAAATATTTATGTGCATAAAGAATGGTTCAATACCAGTTGCTCGCCAATCGATAAAGGGCGTATCCGTGCAATCGCTGACCGCTATCACGCTGGCGGTGGTTCGCGTCCGACAGTCAACGAGACACAGATCCGCGAAGTGTTCCGCTCAATTTTAGGGCGTGAAGTTGACTCAGAAGGTTTGCGGCACTACTTGGGGCAAGCTGCTAAGGGATGGTCAATCGACCAAATTCGTGCTGATGTAAATAATTCTCAGGAGGCGCAC